CTCTTTCTCGTAGTCTACGGTACCTTGGATTTCGGTGTAGCCTTTGTAGTTGTAATCGATAACATCTTCAGCTTCGAAATCAGACACATCAACACCAACAGCTTTAGCAATGATGCGAGCACCGATGTCGTTACTGAGAATAGAGGCATCGTTGTCTTTAGTGTCTTGCACAATACGCTCATCTGGTGAATCACCTAGAAGCGTAGGGACATTCAATATTTCTAGTTTGCCGTTACTATATTGGTGCCAGATATTTTTAATAGCATGTTGCGCAGCTCGTTTAAGATCTGGATTGCGTTTGAGTTTATCTAGTTCACGTATTACTGTAAAACTAACGACAAACTCTTTTGATGCATCAAAAAGAATATCTGGATTATCAATAAGAATATTCGTGTCTAGAGAAAGTTTCATGAGTCGTCTCGTGTAGTACGTCCGATCTTGTGTGACCAGCGTTCAAGCACCTCGTCTTTACCCATCCACATGTCTTTACCATCGATAACGCTTTTCATTTCAGCGTCGGTAAGAAAGCCTGCGTAGAATGACGTAAATGCGATGTTTAAGGAATTGTCAACGAACTCTTGACGAGCTTTCATTTCGTGGCCCTTTCCGCCGAGACCACCACTATAGTTGTGAATCATAAAAGATGTATGCTCAGCTACTACAATATTGTTACATGCCATAGTAATAAGTGTACCTGCAGATGCAACAGTACCGGTGAGATACGCAGTAACTTTAGCTTTGGACGCTTTGATAGCATCGACAATCATGAACGCTGAATCGATCATACCACCGGGAGTGTTAAGATGAAGTGTGAAAGTATCACCACGTTCAGCGATACGCAGCATATGACAAAGTTCATTGTAGAGTGCTGGCTCATCAATACCGTCTAGGATGTAAGCATCCGTATGATAGCGGTTGGTGATAATTGGGACATCTAGATCCCATATTCTATCGGATGGAACAGTTGGTTGTACGAGTGGGAACATTAGTGTCCTTTAATGAGAGTGATTTGGTGTTCGTTTGCATAAGCGATAATACCAAAAGCAGTATTAAAATCACGGCCATTCATAACATTACGAAACAGTACATTTAGTGCTTTACTGTTTTTATCGAATTCAGGAATTTCGACTTCAATATCTTCATCAGGGTAAGTCTCAGTAGACTCGTTGTATGCTGACTCTAGGTAATCCCAGAACTCTTCGACTGTATTAAATTTCATTTGTATCCTTTAAAGTGGGGTTAAAATCCATAGTTAAGAAGTAGTGTAACTAGAAATATAAATACTACTAATATATATGGATCGATCATGTATCTTTACCGTGAAGTATGTCTACAACTAGTTGGGAATAGCCAGCGATGTCTTTCCAGTTGTCATCATAGAAAGGATCACCATTCACTATACGAGCGAGTTTATGGCAGATAAGTATAAGAGATTCTGTCATATAGGCTGGCATCTTAGTAGTATGATTACTAGCAGCACTCGTAAACACTATTTTTTGAAGCTCTTGCGATATTTCCGCATGGGATTTAAAGGAGCCGTATCTAGATCCACGTTGAGCTAGAATAGTATCAATAGGAACATCGGTACGTTCACCTGAGTCATTAACACCTGAGCAGTATAAATCTGATAGCTCTTCTGTAGCAAGTTTCATCCGTTGCAACCTTCGCAGACTGATTTGTCTACTTTGTATGTGCTTGCTTCATTGAGACCATGTACATAGTAAAGTGACTGCAAGTATGGATCTTCAAGTGCAAGTTTGTGCAAGCGAGAGATCTCTTCCTCAGTCTCTTCAGCTGTTATGTAGAGATTAAGGGATTGACCTTGACCTACGCTGTCTGGACCTGAGTTCATGAGTTTCTGTCGTTGAGAGCCCATAAGTAGGATGGTCTCAGGACTGACCTCGTAAGCTGTACGGAATACTGCTTTCTCGTGTGCTGTAAGCCAGTCCTCGCCTTGAACGGAACCTTGGGCTTGCGAGATACGCTGCATGACCTCTTTCGTGTATTGACCGCGAGTTTTCATGATAGGGAGAAGTACAGGATTGATACGGTATACAATACCACCCGCAGTCTCTTGCTCGTATACGTTGGCGTAAACTAAATTGATACCTTCGCTATAGCCGCCCATGATAATCGCTGTGGATTTGGTTGGAGGAAAAGCTAGTAGATGGCTGTTACGACGACCATAGCCTACCATCCATTCTGGTTCACCTAGCTCACGTGCCATGAGTTCAGAAGCAGACCTAGATCGATCTACAAGAAGTTTGGTAACTTGCTGGTTGAACATAACTGACTGTAGGTCACCGAATACCCAACCTTGAAGTTGGTAGTATGATGAGATACCTAGCTGACCTAGACCTAAAGCGCGAGACTTTTCAGTAAAAGCGATTACACGTTCGAAGCCTTCCTCTTGCTTAGCTTTGATAAGCATATCAGAGATTACAGCATCGAGAAATACGATTGCAATTTCCACAGCTTTTGTGTCTTTCCATTCGTCAAATTTGACTATGTTCATGGACGATAGGACACATGTGAATGAGTGGTCTTTATCGTTCATGAGAGCAATCTCAGCACATAGGTTTGAATGGCGAACTAGAAAGCCGCGATCTTTGTACATCTGTGGACGAGTAGCGTTGACTTTGTCTAAGAATAGCATGTAGCCTTTTCCGGTTAGCATCTTGAGTTGCAGGATACGTTTCCATATATAGTCAGCACGAGCAGGATCACGTTTTAAAAGCTCGCTGAATTCACTAGTGAAGTTCCAGCCAATGTTCCAGCCGGTGTTATCGGCTTTGAGTTGGTCTGCAAGCTCGTCGAAGTCAGCATGTAGTGGGTTTAAGTATTGGCCGATATTACCGCGCCGAGTACCTTGCGATACATCTTTCATATCCATTACAGCACCTTTTGCAGGTTGCATGATACCGTTTGCAGTACCGCCTTTCGAGACGGCTGAACCGCGTGAACGAACTAGATCAAGTCCCCAAGATGTACCATAACCACGCTGGGTTAGTTGAGCTACCTCAGTACGAGCAATATAGAATGAGCGTATAGAGTCGTCTAGGTGTGTACCACTGCATGCAATTGGATGACCACGGTTGTTACCCATGTTAGTCAGTACAGGTGTTGATGGTGAAAGCCAGCCTTTCCACATAATGTCAAAGAAAGCCTCGTTCCATGACTGATAGCCGTAGGAATCCGGTATTTGAAATGTAGTGAGTTCAGCCGCGCGTTCTGCAATACGAGTGTACATATCACGAGGAGTTTCACCACGATCTAGGTACTCTTGGTTTGTAAGAAGTTGGAGACTAGCTGTGGTCTGCCAATCAGGCGAAGTACCAGCTAGTTGAAGCTGTTTTCGCAAGTGTGAGAGTTGCTCATATTTATTCATGTTACTCATTACCACTCCCTTGAAAATAGCTGAAGTTGTCGAATTTCCAGTTGCGGCGATACTGTGTAGTATTGGCTGCAAAGAAATCGTGGACTTTGATAGAGTTGATACCTTGGTAGAACCATTCAGCGATTGGATTCTTGCTGACTTCATACTCAGACGCGAATCCCATATCGGTTAGAACTAGGTTCGCTCTAGATCGGATGAAGGCTTTAAGTTCGTCGGCTGTGATATCGTTGATACTGTCGTCTTGCTCGTAGACGTAGTTGATAACTGCATCCTCGTGAGCTATAATCGATCGGATTACATTACGGCAATCTTCTTCATGTTGGTGAAGATCGAAGTCAGGTTGCACTTCAAGTAGCTCTTTTAGGTATTGGTTATGTAAAAATGTAGCGAATACTCCGTGGAGTTGCTCCATTATGTTCATACTAGGTCGTTACCCTAGTACTGCAGCTTTACCTGCTACTGTATGTCACCATACAGATCAGACTATATCATAACCCTTTTTGCAAGGGTTCCTCCCATTTCGGACCACTTGGCCCTACTCTACTAGCTTCCACTAATGTGTGCGTTCGATAGTCGTTAGAGATTTTCGTTATTTAAGTAAATTTGCATACAAGGTATAAAGTATTTTTGTACTCGTTTATCATTGTTTCGTATTCTGGATATAGTCGAAGCGTCTACATCGAATTTTTTAGCTATTTCAGCATTACTTAAATTCGTCGTAAACGCAGTATCAACTATGTCTTTTACTACGCTATTGTCACGTTGTTTAGCTAGTTTATTACTGACTACAGTAGATTCTTCAGGAAAATGCTTTTCCCATATATCTTTTTGTCGATGCTTATGTCGTATTAGTGATATATAACGAGAGTGTAAAGAGAACATCTCCCCTAACTCTTCGTTAGTATATCCATCCAATATTAAAGATATAAGCAATATTGTATCAGTGTCTTTTAGCTTTGCTTGACTACAAGCTTCACCATGCTTTTTTACTACTAGCCCTGTTTTGTGGGCGTGCAGTATGTTTTCCTGGGCAGTAACCCATTCAAGATTATCAACTGTGTTATTAGTCTTATTTCCGTCTATATGGTTAACTTGAGGTTTGTTTTCATGATTAGGTACAAACGCTTGCGCTACGAGCCTATGCACTTTACGCATACGCTTATTGCTTCCTTTTAGACCTACCCAGTAGTACCCATCACGACCTAGCGTTGGCTTCAACAGTAACGGTTCAGTTCTTACGTTCTGTGCATTATTAATTGTAGAATACACGTCACCAGTTTCGGTAATGAGATACTCTGGGTGTTCTTTTATCTGTGTCATAATTCATCCTTTAATGTATATAGGATGAAGTATAGCATAAGTTTACTTAAATAAGTCTTTCCTACGGGATTGTCTATAAATAGAGATTCCCCGTTTAGAGAGGTTTAAACATAGGTATTACTACCTAAGAGGACAAATACATTTATCCTGGATTACATAATCAACACCGGTGAGGGTTTTTTTGATAAGGTTGTGGCCGTTAGCTTTGAATGATTTGAGCATAGCAAAGTTGCCGAATAGTAAGTTTTGCTCGATAGCGGCTACGGTGAATAGAGATAACAAACGGTTGTCATCTAGATTTGATGTAATAGACTTCAGTAGTGTTAGCTTGTTTTTAAGGGCCTTGATGGTTTGCTGCTGTTCAGCAATATCTTCAGGATCGATGTTGAGTGTGTCGGACATCTTTTGGTAAAAGAAAGCGTGTACGGATTTTTCCATACGAGCGATCTCCATACAAGCACCTTGTATTTCGGAATGTGGAAACCATGTAGCAAATGTGTTCCATACATCACCGACCTCTTGCTCAATTTCAACGAAGGTTTGCAGAGTGGTGATGGCTAGTTTATGCTGAGATGGAGACATACGAGTTAGGTAGTCGTGTTTGTCATCTTCAACAGCAACTTCCTGTGCCGCCCATGTCACATCTTGTTGCTTTTCCATAAGCTCTTTAGCTTCTGGGTATTGGTATTTGCCAAATAGCGGGTTTGGAGTTTCAATTGGTAGGGTCATTATACTCCTTTATAGTGATATCTACGCGTGGGTTTAGTTTGTCACAGCCGCCAATAGACCATGAAGAACCTAGATGGAACTTGACATTGTCATTAGAGGTGATGCCTGCTGATTGAGCGAAGTCTAAAAAGATCTTCTCAGCTAGGGCGATGATGTTGGAACCGTCACATGCAGGATTTTTGTAGTATAACGTATAGTGGACTGTATACGTGGATGTAATTATAGCTAAAGGTACATTAAGAGAAGCTGTCAAATGCTGCTCAAGATCTTGCTTAAGTTTGTGCTGAGTGAAATGGTGGAAGTTCCGATAAGCGTTCATGCCTACAAGATGTACTTTAGCGGGTTTAGTCTTAAAGGTCTCTGCCCAATAAATGGGCATAGAGAAGTTACGCGTTATCGGATTTGTAGCCATAACTAGTGTCACCTTCAATGGCGCGCAGGATTTCAGCAGTAGCAAATGCTACCCACATTACAATACTGTGCTGTGCTACAAGAATTGCGCTCATGAACGGAAAAAAGAGGTGTGCAACTACAGATATAAGACTGATGAAACCTAGAAGCGTCCAGAACCTAGATCCTGTAAACCATTTCGTTAAGAATGTATACATTTACTTGCCTTGTACAGCAAGTTTAAATTCTCCATATGGAGCGAACTTAGGTTTGAATGTACCGTCTTGTTTCGTGTACCGCTCAAACTTACCGAAACCTGGTATAGCAACTTCATTGTCATTGACTACGTGTGCTGAGATGATGTTGAAGAAATCTTCGATGAACTGCTCGATTTTGTATTTCGGTGACGTTACAAACACGTCGTAAGTTTCGAGTGTTTCTGCTAGTGCTTTTTTGTTAATTCGTGCCATGTTGGCTCCTTTGTATGTGTGTATAAGATGATGGACTTACGTGGTGACTGCCAAGATTAGATGAAATGCTC